CTGTTAACTATTTAAAGACAGCATCAAGTGCATTGACTGGTGGAGGAGTTTCTGGAATAGTAGGTAAAGCAGGTGGTGCAATTAATACTATGTTGGGTAGTGTGACCGGTGCAATATCTTCTGGTAATTTTGCAGCCAACTTAAGTTCAGTAGTAACCGGTGGACTAGGTTCTATTGCAACATCACTAAGTGGATTAACAAAAGGAATTGGTGGTGGCCTAACTGGATTATTAGATAGTGCTAAAGGTATAGCTGGATCAGCATTTGCCGCAATTACTGGTGGATTCCCAACGCTTAAAGCAGGTGTGCCACAAAACTTAAAACAAATTGCTGATAAGGCTATAGCAGATGTACAAGCGTCTGGTACAGAAGCAAGTGACGTTGCAGGAGTACTAAAATCTGCGGCTGCAAACTCAGGAATAGATGCCGCTAGTATTGCATCAGGTGCAGCCTCATCAGCCACTAATGGATTGGCAAGTGTTACAAGTGCCGTTACTACTGGGTTAGGAGCATCTACTAATTTAGTAACAAGTGCAGAAAATGCAGTAAGCGCGGTTAGAGCTACATTACCAGCAAGTGCATCAACTGGACTAAGTGGACTACCCGGAGCACAAAGTGCAGTATCAAATATAATAGATAACGCTAAAGGTGCAATAAATTCTATACCCGGAGCAAGTACTATTACCGGAGCTATATCACAGGTTACTTCTTCTATTAGCACAGGTAGTTTAACTGGTGCCGCAAGCACTTTAATAAACAAACTAAAACTTCCCGGTGCATCATTACAAGCATTAGCAAGTGTTGGACTAAGCCCTGCATTAGCCGCAAAATTGAATAGTTCAATAGCATCATTAAGTTCAGGTGGTGCAGTGCCAATAACATTACCTAATGTTGGTACCAATACTGATGCGACACGTTCTGCTTTATCAACTCAGTTAGCAAGTGTATTTGGTAGTAACAAAATCTCATTACCTAACTATGGTGGTAATCCTGCAACGACAGGGGAAACTGCAGGAACAGCCGCATTAGATAAAGCAAACGAAAGAACAGTAAGAATTAAAGAGCTTGGCGCACAAAGCGATCAACAACGACTTGCAGTAGGCAGAGCAAATATTGCCTACGCAACCGCAGTAGCAGAACTACCCGCAGGTGATCCAGGCATTGAAGCAGCCGCCGAAAAAGTCAGAGCAGAAAGATTAGCATTGATTGATATAATAGACCAAATGACTCAAATTCTAAAAGCATAAATATTGTATAGGATAAAAAATGCCAACATATATAGGATTCTCAACAATAGGGGCTAATGAGCCAAAGACAACTAATGCAAGTCCGGGTATTGATGGCGGCACCGGTGGTGTATTAAAGCCTACTATTCCAGGTAAAAAGTATCGTATTGTAGATGAAGCATTGGTAGTCAGAGATTTTGTTAATGCATTAAACATTCAACAAGGACAAAAAGTTGGTAATCCTGGATATGGTTCTACGATTTGGAGCTTTGTTTTTGAACCAAACGATGCACAGACTCAATTTAGACTTGAAGAAGAAATTCGTAGGATTGCTAATGGTGATCCTAGATTGATTATCAACACAGTAAAGAGTTACCCTCAAGAAAACGGTATACTACTTGAAGTAGAGTTAGCTATTGCACCGTTCAATAATGCCGAAATATTGAATGTTTTCTTTAATAGCTTAACCAATACAGCTACATTACAATAACAAAACCGTGGTTTTCCATTAAGATAAATACTTAAAAGAGAATAACTATGGCTACAAGTTCAAGACAATCAGCAATATTTGGTGTGCAAAATTGGCAGGCCATCTATCAAACCTTTCGTGAAGCAGACTTTAAAAGCTACGATTATGAAACCCTACGTAAGAGTTTCATAGATTATTTGCGAGTATACTACCCTGAAACCTTCAATGATTATATTGAATCTAGTGAATTTATCGCATTACTAGACGTTATTGCGTTTATGGGTCAAGGTCTTGCGTTCCGTAATGATCTAAACACACGTGAAAACTTCATTGATACGGCTGAACGTAGAGACAGTGTTATCAAGTTAGCTAACTTGGTTAGCTACAATCCAAAAAGAAACATAGCAGGTCAAGGTTATCTTAAAGTTACTAGTATTAGTACGACTGAGAATATCACGGACATCAATGGTATCAATTTAAGTAACCAAACAATTCTTTGGAATGACCCTGCAAATTCTAATTTTTTAGAACAGTTTAACACAATTATCAATAGCACATTAATCAACAGTCAACGTGTTGGTCGCCCCGGTAATAGTCAAGATTTGCTAGGTGTAAAGACAGACGAATACAGTATTAACATTCCTCCTGCTAGTTTGCCTATCGTACCATTTACTAGTACAGTAGATACAATTAATATGAATTTTGAATTAGTTAGTGCAACTAGCTTAGACGAAGATTATGTGTATGAGATTCCACCCGCACCAAGTGGTAAAATGAATATGATGTACCGTAACGATAGATTAGGTTACGGTAGCCCAAATACAGGTTTCTTCTTTTATTTTAAACAGGGAACATTACAAAGTTATGATTTTAATTTAGAACAACAAATTAGTAATCAAGTAGTTGATATTGATATTCAAGGTGTCAACAACACCGATACTTGGCTATATCAACTAAGTGCTAGCAATGGTAGTAGAACACTTTGGAGATTGGTAGACAGCGTATATGCAAATGCTAATTTGCAAACTGAAACTAGTTTTAAGAAAGTGTTTTCAGTTGTATCCAGATTCAACGACCAAGTTAGTTATACTTTCGGTGATGGAGTATTTTCCGAAGCACCAGTTGGGGCATTTAGAGCATATGTTCGTGCAGGTAATGCATTGACATATACTATTGATCCAACTGAAATGCAGGGGATTCAAGTAACAATACAGTATATTAGCAGAGCAGGACGAACAGAAGCACTCACTATAGGATTAGCATTACAAACACCAGCTTCAACAGCGCAAGCCAGAGAAACATTAGCAAACATTAAACTACGTGCTCCTGCTCGATATTATACACAGAACAGAATGGTTAATGGTGAAGATTATACAAATTTCCCATATACATTATACAGTTCAATTATTAAAAGTGCCGCTATTAATCGCAGTTCTATTGGCGTGTCTAAAAACTTAGACCTACTTGATCCTACAGGAAAATACTCCAGCACGAATTCATTTGCAAGTGATGGTGGATTATATCAAAATAGTGATAACGGTAATTTGTTATTGACTATAACTAACACCGGCGATATTATTAAATTCTTAACTGATAACTTAGCATTAGCGTTAGCTGATAATAGAGCAAGACAATATTATCTACAAAATTACCCACGCTATAATATTAACAATGCGTCAGGTGATGGTACTGTATATTGGAACACAAGTACTGTAGACGCAAATAGCATCACTGGTTATTTTTATAACATTGATGGTTCAGCAAACACGCCTATTGCAACTGGAACGTATAATACTCATAATATGAAGTATGTAACTAAGAGTGCATTAATTAAAGTCACTGCACCAAACGGCGCATACTTTGATAATAACAATCGATTAGTGTATGGTATTGCAAGTGCAAGCGATACTACATATTTTTGGACTACTGTATTAAATGTTATCGGTGATGGTTATAATAACGGTGAAGGTAATTTCAGCAACGGCTCAGGTCCAGTCACACTAAACGGATATATTCCCACTGGAGCAATTATCACACAGGTTATACCATCATTTGGTAACAAACTTCCTACAGCAGTTATTGATGAATGTGTTATCAGAATGGAATTAAATCAAAGTTTCAGTTTGTTATTTAACAACTCATTATTGATTACACAAGATCGTTGGTCAATCGATGCATATAATGCTACGGGTTGGTTTGTAAACTTTAATAGTGTAGGTAATAACAGATATCAAATTACATACAGGTCGTTAAGATATTATTTTGGTAGTGTTGCAGATACACGCTTCTGGTATGAGAGTGGTAAACTTGTATATGACCCATTTACTGGTAAAATCTTAGCAGATTTTATTAAAGTATTACCTTCGAACACACAACCAAATAGTAATGCACCATTATCAAGACCGGTACAAATGAATGTAATTGGACAAACTGTTGAGAGTGATGGCTATGTAAATGATTTTGAAGTTGAAGTAGCAAGTATAGATATAAACAACAATGAAATTGTTGTTGACCCTGACTTCTTTCAAACAGTAACCGGTTATGTAACTGGTTCTAGTAACACAGGTATATACACATTCTTTGAATTAATTGAAGATGCTGTTAATTTATCACGATATCAATTAATTGCTACGAGTGATATAATATACCAATATCCAACATTGACCAATATTGAAGTAATTAAATATGAATACCCGTTAGGACAAGTATTTTATGCGTTCAGTGAAAATATATTTTACACCACTGTACAAGATACCAGTGTAACAACTCCTTTTTATATAGTAGTTGAACAACCGCAGTATAGTATGCAACCTGGTAGACAAGCAATATTATATCAGTATAGACATAACAGTAACAACACAACACGTATTGATCCTGCAACTACAAACATTATTGATTTATATTTGGTAACACAGGCTTACTATACTGCTTACACAAATTGGATACAAGATACTACTGGTACTGTGATTAAACCAGATGTGCCTACAATTAATGAATTACAACAAGCATATGGTAATTTAGATGAGTATAAAATGCTAACGGATAGTATTATACCAAATAGTGTTCGCTTTCTTCCTTTATTTGGAACAAAAGCTCCTGCACAATTGCAAGGCACAGTTAAAGTAATTAAATCACAAGCAACAAATGCAAGTGATAGCGAAATACGTAGCGCAGTATTATCTGCAATGAATAGTTATTTCAATATCAATAACTGGAGCTTTGGGGATACATTCTATTTCAGTGAATTGAGTGCATATTTACACGCACAACTAGGAGACCTTGTAAGTTCAGTTGTACTTGTACCAAATGATCCAACGATGAGCTTTGGTGATTTGTATGAAATCAAATCTGCACCTTATGAAATTTTTGTTAATGGTGCAACTGCGAGTGATGTAGTAGTGATTGCGGCTTTAACTCCAGTACAATTACAAATAAGATAAGTATATAACAACCAGAGAGTTATAATGGCAGCACGAATTAGAACACTAAATTTTTTACCAGATATATTTCAGACACCTACTAATAGTCAATTTTTAGGTGCAACGCTGGATCAAATTGTTGACCAACCCAATACGATGAGAATCGAGGGGTATATTGGTAGTAAATTTGGTTATGGCATTAATGCCAAAGATAATTATGTAGTTGAACCTACAAAAGTTCGCAGAGATTACCAACTAGACCCGGGCGTTGTATTCACAAAAACAAATACAAATACTGCAAAAGATTTTATTAGCTATCCTGGTATCATAGATGCATTAAAATTAGAAGGTGCGTTAACAGATAACAATGATAGATTATTCAACAGTGAATTTTATTCTTGGGATAGCTTTACTAACTTAGATAAAATAATTAACTTTAATCAATATTATTGGTTGCCTACCGGTGCACCATCTGTTAATATTTCTACAGATATTGTTTATACTGCTACAGACTATACTGTTAGAAGTTTACCTAATGGTTATAATATATCGAGTGACGTTAATCCTGGAGGCACAACTAATCCTACATTAACATTGATTCGTGGTGGAACTTATACTTTCAC